AAGTACCCTAAGGCATTTGTTATCGTAGCTACAACGACACCACCGCTTAAATAATTAATAGTAACATCTGAATCTACATTAGAGCTACTAAGTAAGGGTATAGTAAGTGTTCCATCTGCATAGGCCTGTATGTAATCATTAGATCCAGCGTAAAAAGACTTTCCGTTAAGTAAACCAGTAAAGTTTGGGTTAAATCCGTCTTCATAATAACCAGCTCCTTCCACACATATGTATTCAGCATTAACCTCTGACTGAACTACATCGTTTATAGAGCCATTTAAAGCGGTTCTTAGCACCAACACCTCTATATCTTTAGTATAGAAATCATTTACAAGAGGACTTACATCTATGTATTTTTGTACATCAAATGATAGGCTATAACTCTTTATTAATTCAAAAGAACCACTGAACCCGTAATACCCTATCTCTAAAGATAATATAGCACCATCATCATAGTTATTGTTGCTTATAAAATATGGTGTTCTTGTTACTATTAATGACATTATTTAGTGTTTTTTAAGCTATTTAATAAATCCTTCTCAAATGCTCTTGTTAATTTATCTTTTATCAAAGGTCTCTGCTCTTTAGCGATTCTATCCATAAACCCACTACCCTTGTAGTTATATTTTTTTAATAAACCTTTCTGACTTATAGATTTAGCTATCCTAAAAACCATTCTATCATACTCAGTTGTTTTTCCTTTGCCTTTATACTTAGCGAATGTAGAATTACCATAACTATTCTTTACTAATGGTCTAATTCCTTTTGCTTCAGCCCATTCTCTAATTCTTTTTATTTTACCAAAGCTATTCCTACTTGACTTAGCTCTACTAGCACCGCTGTTTAAGGCTTTTGCGTATTCGTTAGCGTATATGTTTAACTCATTCACTAGTCTTTTATATCCAAAAGACTTATCCAACTCTCCAGTAGCTTTAAATCCTTCTACGCTAGCCTCTCTTTTAAGCCTTGTAACAATATCTTCACCGATTTCTTCTAATGCGTTGTTTAGGTTTGGTGTTTCCATTAACAAATGCTTATGCCGTTTTTAACCTGTATTGTAACATTTAACTCATATCCAGCTAATACATTGCTAAATCTGTCTATAAATGGCGTTAGTGTTGGTGTTGTTGTGACTTGGTAATAATCCTTAAATAAATCACCTCTCATCATTAATGAAACTAGCCTATTACCAACCTCGAATTGAGTATTTAGTGCATCTTGTAAGTTATTGTTACCATAAAAATCATCACCTTCTGTTTGCTTGTTGTTTACATCAACTAAGTCAGCCATTATAACTTTAATATCAAACTCTATAATATTCTTTAAATGCCTTGCATCACCTAGAACAATATGTGATAAGGGGAATATTGTTGTTTTATCTAAATCAACATCAGACACATCTCCAAAAGTAACTGTGTTTACACCCACAGTGTTTCTAAGCGTCTCTTTAAGTGTATCTAATATTCTATAAATGTGATTCATTATTTTAGGCTTAATTTCATTAACTTATTCTCTAACTCATTCTTTTCTTTCTCGTACTCAAGATACATCATACATTGGTGTAATGGAAGTCCTGTAACTTCATCAATCTTTCTAACATCTCCCTTTGCGAGAGTATAGATTGCTTGATATCCTCCCCATTTCTTTCCGAAGGATTGTCTGATTGATTCTCCTCTTTCTCCTGTAACTGTTGTAGTGTATAATCCAGAGTATAAATCCCTAATTTTTTCGCTAAATTGTAAAAAAAAACCCTTGCTCCAAAAACAACATCTAAAGGTGTATCCCTCATAACCTCAGCCATAAAGTCAGTGCCATTATAGTCGTGTATCAAGTATCCTTGCTTATTCTCAAATGATATAGGTCTATACAGAACAGCCATAGCTCTATGAAGGTTCTCCTCATCGTAAATATATCTCTCTAAATCTTCATATTCACCATAGGTCATTTTATCTAGGTTTGGTATTAATCCAAAATGAACAACCTTACCATCAGTTCCTTTTAAGGAAAATTTATCAACCCTATTACACTTTGTGTTAAGAACACTTGTTATATGCTGTAATAACACATCTATAGTGCTTACTGGCAATTTATGTATGTCTTTAATAGGTGTATTGCAAAATATCTCTATTGTTTTTAGGTTTAAGAATGTATCGTCATTATTATCTTTATTCTTCTCTAATATCTTATGATACTTCTGCCATTGAGATAGTTTTACAGCTCTTAAAGTTTGCGGTACTTCTAAATTTACTTTCATATTACTATAACAATAAGTGTTAAAATTGTGTTAAAGGCTTTTTATTATCAAAATAATAACTATATTTGCTTAAACAATAAATAAATACACTATGAATATATTAGATAATTTAATAAGTCAAGTACCAGATGACGTTAATTTACAAGAAATAGAGAATCCTTATAAGATTATTGTTGGTAAGACAGAGTTTAATAAAATTAAACATTTACTAGATAAAGAACAAAAATATAAAGGATACAAGGTTTGTATTTTTGATGAAGTACAAAAAAAATAACATATATTTAATACAAATAAACAATAAATAAAACTGATAAATTATATTAAAAATAAGTGAAATGAAATACAACAAAGAAAAGGCAGATGATTTAGCTAAAGAGTTTATGGAGAAAACAAATATAAACGTATTCTCAAAATCTAGGAAGGCAGAACAGGTGTTTTTAAGAACTTTATTCTATAAAGTGTTAGTCCACTATAATAGAATGATTGACAAAGATATAGAGGAATGGTACAAAGAACATGGAGTGTCTAAAAACAGAAGTTCTATATACATTGCGCTTACTAAGATAAATATGTATTATAAGATAAATGATAATTTTAGAGATGCTTATGATATGTACTTTAAAGATAAGCTAAAGAAGAGAATTGCTTTAGAGAAGGCAAAGATAAAAGCACTAGATGCTATCAAAACAGATAGAGTTAAATCGCCTAAGAAATATAAAGATGCTTTAGATTTACTTATAGATAGCATTGAGTTTGATAAAAGAAAAGAGATATATGACCTAGTCAGTTTAAGAGTGAAATCTTGGGAATGGAAAGCAAAAGACAAGTGTCAAGTAATTGAAGGTTATAGCCCATTGGAAGGAGCATTTTAAGTATTATAAATAAAATTTTAAAACAAGTATTATGAAAACAACATGGAAAATTAGAAACGTTAAGAAAACGACTATTGATGATGAATACACTGAAGTAACTTTTAAAGATTACAGAGGTGAGTGGACTGTTAAATTAGATAATCCTAGACACTTTATAGAGGATTTAGATAAGTTTGCTAACTATAAAGGATTGTGATAAATTTAAAGCTAAATAAAATAACAGAAAAGAAATGAAACACAAAAAAGAGATTTACGAAAAAAATGAAACGTAGAGACTTTGGAGAAAGTATGTGTGATGAAACTAAATTAAAGGTGTTAAACTTTGTTGAACTACAATTGCGTTTACACAATGCTAGCCAACAACGTGAATTGTTAATTGCGTATAATTTGGATTTTTACAAAGGAATACACGATGTAACTTTAGAACATATAGAACAAAAAGTAGATAAATACCTTAGCAATTTATAGTGGCTAACGGAAAAGTATATGAAATTTAAACGGATAGATATGATAGATTTTGGAAAATACAAAGGTAAAAGTTTTGAATACGTTTTAAACGAGTTGGAGGATTACTCTTACTTGGTTTGGATGAATGAAATAGGTAAGAAAGTTCCTAATAATATATTTAATGAAGCGTTTAAAATGTATCAAAACGAATTAATAACACCAAGTACTAATGAATTACTTAATGGGTAGTTTATTTTTTATATACATTGTTGCGTTGTCGTTTTAATTTACTAAAATAACAATATGTGGTACTACAAAGGAAAGATAATTAGTAATAGAGAAGATTTATATTTATTATAACAACTACTATAAATAAATCTTATGGTAAAACTAACTTCTATATTATTTTCTTATAATAGTAAAACAGTTGATAACTTTTCTGTTATATTATTGAATGGGACGAAACTGTAATGGAACGGCTGAATTTAATAAGTAACCATTTAGATAATCTGATAAAGTATTATGATATATCTTCTAACAAAGTTAAGAAGGATATCAATAAGATACTTTTGAAGATTCATAAAGAGAAACCTCTTACCCAAAAAGAGGTTGAACGTATTAAACAATACTCATTCAGATATAGAATGATTATAGAATCTAATCATACAAATACTACTGCTAGATTAGATAGAATATATCGTAAACCTTTAACATCTCCTAATAACGATATTGTTTGAATTCATTGAAATAGCTAACTAACACTTTCAAAGATTCATTTTACGTTGAATTCATTTAATTGACTAACTAACATATTAAGTAATTCATTTTACGTCAAATCAATTCTAAGCCATTATAACTATCTTTTAGTATCTTAGTATCAAAAATAAATTTAAGTTGATTAGGAGTGTTTAAAATGATGAAATTTGGGAGGTTTATACTTCCAAAAATAACTCAATCTAATTCTCAATACATTAAAAAATAATTGCTCTACAAATGTAGAATGAGAACAGATAAAAAAAAGGTGGTTTTTACCACCTTAATTTAATTATTTTAAGTTATTGATTAACTTAATTAACTCCTTTTTATCTTTGTTTGTCTCCACTAGTGTATTCATGTTATTTTATTTTATAGGTTATTTATCCAGTCTTTTAATACTTTAATACTTTCGTCATTGACTGCGAAATAGTTTGTACCTTTACCGTTGCAAAGTATTTTGATACTATCCTGTTTATTTACTTTGCCTAATTTGTTTAAATTGTCTTTGTAGTATTTTATATCTTTTTTATTCATCTTATTTTTATTTGATTGTTATATATTCAATACTTTTTAAAGTACTTACTACCCTAAAATATTGGTAGAGTTTTTTATACTTTTTATAATCGTTTGTCAAGACGTAATTTGTCACGATATTATCTTTGTTTACGTCAAAAAATAAAAAGTCTTTTTTGCTTTTTAGTATCTTTGCTGCTGTAGCTGTTTTAATTTGTATCATTGTTTTATATGTTTAAAGATTTTCTTATTAAGTTTATTTCTTGCATTTCTATATTATGACATCCAGCTTTTAAAATACCGTTGCACGCTGTTATCAAATATTTGTTATCTACCTTTTGCCCTATTGCTTTTTTATGGTCGATTAAATTAAGTAACCTTTGAGCCTCTTTTTTATCTATTTTAACGCCTTGGCTGGTTTCTATTGTATTGCTATCTAATAACCTTAAAAAATCTTTTCCAGTCTTATTTCTAAAATAACTTATTTCTAAATTACGCCACTTTTTAAGATTTTCTTTTATAGCTTTTTTGGCTCTTTGTTGCTCTTTAATTTGAGCTTTTTTTATTTGTTGTTCTAAATTATCGTAATTTTCTGTAAAGTCTTTGTAAAGTCTTAAAATTTCCCTATGCTCTTTTACTTTTTTAAGTTTGGTTTTTTGCTTTTTATACTCTACAAAATCAAAATACATTTTAAAAGTACTGTTAATTTGATTAAGATAATATTCTTTTGTTTTTCTCGCTTTGGTTAATTTTTTTAGATAGTTTTTTATATCGCTTAAAACTATTTTTGTATCTGTTTTGGTTATGAAAAACTGTTTTTTGTTACTTGTTGCACTATCTACCAAATTAATGTGTTTAGCTGTACTATTGCTGTAGCCTTTATCATTTATCAAGATAGTTTCATTATCTAAAAATTGAGCCAATAAATAATGATAGCCGTAAGAGTAAAGTTTATTTTTTTCAAAAAACATATTACTGTTTGATGTTCGCCCGTGTGACTGTTGCTGTAGATTAAATACATGTACTATTTCGCTATTTGTAAAGACTGTTTTCATTTTATTTTATTTTTATTTGTTTAATTTCTTTTTAAATATTTTTTTGCTTTTTAATTCTTTGTAAAAGTCAATTTTTGATTGTGTAATTTCTATTTTTATTTGATTCTCTAAATTAGCTAATTTGCTAGCCAAATACCAATCGTCCCGCAATTCCGCGTAATTGTAAAGCTCTTTGATAATTTCTTGCATGGTTTTTTATTTTTATGGTTTAATAATTGTTTTTAATGTTCTTAATTACTGCCAAAACATACTTAAAAGAAGCAATAATAAAAGAAGCAATAAAAATTGAAATGATAATAGTTGTTAAAATTTTCATGATATAGTTTTTTAATTACATGACAAAGATAAAACTATTTTTTAATAAAACAATACTTTTTTCAAAAAACTTGCATTTTTTTATTTTTTAATGCTTTTTCACTAGTTAGAACAGTTATAACTTGCAAGCGCTTAAATTAACAAAATGCACACGCACGCAAATACAAAATTTTATTTGAAATACCAAAAATTATCGTTATTTATATCAATTCTAAATAAGGTTATGTGCTATGCAATGCAAGGTACTGTTTATGGTAAATTAGACCCCTTTATATTGAACGCACCCCATCATATTAAACATAAATTAAATTAAAATGAAACAAACTATTTATTACAAGTCATCAGGCTACGACAGAACTATTTATAATTTTTTTATAATAGAGAGAGAAACAAAAGCATTCGTGTTTTTAAATAGATTAACCAAGTTAGATAAGGATGCTGGAGTTATTGCTGGAGAGATTGAAGCAAACTCAGATACAATTAAATTAAGTAAGAAAAATTTTAATATGTGTTATACAGAATGGAATAACCAACCATTAATTGAAAATCACAATTACACCTACACAGGTGCATAACCCCCATCATGTTAAACATTTTAAGGTAGTTTTAAGCTACCTTTTTTTATTTTCTACCCTATCATATTAAACAAAAAGAAAAGTGCCTTAGAATTAACTAAAACACTTTTAAATAGTCTTTCCTATTAGTCAGTCTTTGGTTGATTTAGTAAAATATGAAGTGAGATTTACTCACCAAGAGGATTTACAACTTATACTATCATTAGCACATCAACACATAGCGACCTTACCGACAAGTAAAGATTCCTTTCATCCTCTTTTATTACATCGTTACCTTATGGCATAGACACCACTTCTAGCACCTTGAGCTAAATACATTAAAGCATATCTTATAGCATCCATAAAGTGGTCAAAACCTACTGCTGGTTTTTCCCCTTTGTCTTTCCAAGTATAATTATTTAACTCCCTTATAATACCTAAAGAGTTTTTATCAACTATTATCTCATAATCCTGCATTAAAGCAATACCAGATAATATACTACCTGCTTTCTTTATGGTTGGTTTTATATTTATATCAAGGTTTTTAAGCTCTTTAATAAGTCTCGGTTCTGAATTATCACAAATTATCAAATCCATACCGCACGCTTTCTTATTCTCTCTAGCTATGTCAGAAGTATTTAAGTTGGTTTTACCATAAATCTCCTTAACCCACATCTTTCTAGCGTTCTTATCTATAGAAACTTTTACTAAAGTTGTTAAGTCATTAGAGAAACCAAAATCCTGCCCATAACAGGTTAAATCTGTTTGGATAAAATTACCTGTTCTCCAGTTCTTAATTATAGTACCTTCGGCCTTCTCTTTCCATCCACCTAGAATCTGAGTAACATATTTTTCTGGATTCCTAGACTTTATGTTCATAATAGTCTTCAAGAAAGACTCTTCTAAGTTATTAAGGTTGTCTTTATAGGTGGTATGTATGTATGTAGCATCACCTTTGGTGGTATTTGAACCAGCTTTAACCTGTGAATCCCTAAAAAACCTTTTATATATCCAATGCTCTTTTGTAGTTGGGTTTAATATCAATATAACTCTGTTCTGAACATTTTTAACACGAACAGATAAGTCTATCTTATCAAACGTAGGCTCGTCAGTCAACTCCTCTGCTTCATCAACAACAAATGCAGTAATACCATTAAGAGATTTAAGAGCAGCGGTTTGATTACCAGAAGAAGTACGAATACCTTTAAATATAATAGACGAACCTGTAGTAAGGTTCATTATCTCATCCTTAGTTATCCTAAAATCAGAGTGTTTATCTAATATATCTATCTTCTCAATAAACTCTGGAATAATAGATGTAGCTGCTGAAATCATAGTATATCTGGTGAATAAAACCTTTTCACCTTTTTGATAAGTAAGCAACAACAGTCTTAAAGCTACGCTAAAAGACTTTCCAGAACCACGGTCAGCGACCCCCAGTTACAACGAAATACCTTGATTCCGATGTAAAAAGGGGTCTGTATTTTTCATTTATACCTAATCCATTCATAATAATTTTCCTAATTTTCTTAACTTATATGTACTTATTCCAGTTTCTTTTTCTGCTTGCCTAATAGAATCATAAACAACATTATTATACTCTATCTTGTGTCCATGTAGCTTTCTTTTATAATCTAAAAACTCTTTAGAGTGTTTCATTCCGTAGGCAGGATTTAATTTACCTGTTCTTCCATACATTCCATTCTTTTCTCCTTTTGTAGCCTCACTAATCTTTTTTCTAACATCAGGTCTTTTCGCAGGATTATTATTTCCTTTCCATTTTTTAGATTGATACTCTCTTAATTCAGCGTACTTCTTGCTATCTCTATAACTTGAATTTATGTTATTATTCATTAAGTGGAATGCAACAGAAGAAGGTTTGTCTTTATAATGTAGAAACAATAAATAATGAGCTAGATAATGTTCTCTAGCAGTTAATAACACTAAATTATCATCACTATCTGTTCCACCCATCCATCTTGGTACTATGTGATGTGATTCGTAATAATTCCCATCACCCTTAAATCTATCCATATTTTTTCTTGAATAACACAAGTCATTATGTATATCAAGTTTAGTTCTACTTTTCATTTAACTGAACTTCTTTACTCATCCTTATCTTCTTCTGGAGTTACATCAATTATCTTATCTTTTACTTTTTGTTCTACATCTGTAGAATTAAAGAAATTTATAACAGGAGCGTTATTTGTTACTCTAGTGTCTTTCTCCTCTTCGTAAGCAAAGTCAGTTAATAGCTTCATGTGGTTATATGAGCCTTTCTTAGCTGCTTTTGCTAATGATTCAAACATTTCTACCTCTGAACCAAAAACATTCTTTATAGCCTTCTTAGCGTAAGCCTTTCTTCTGCTTCTTTTGGCTTTATTAAGCGCAGGTTTATTGCTTCTTTCTATTTCTGGTGGTTTTTGAATAGGTATTGACTTCTTTCTTTTATTACCTCTTCTACCATCTGTCTTTTTAATTTCATCTGAACCCATACAATTATAACAATATTTATATCCTGTGTTTTATGTCATTACTATCTAAAAACCTAGACAACCTGTTTCTATGCAAAACATACTCGTAGCTGTTGTTTATATTACCTGTAATTAATTCAGTAACCTTATTTGTAAACTCAAGGCTTACACTACTTATCTCCCAAAGGTTCTTAAATAAGTTTATAGCAACCACTAAATCAGAATTGTAATCCAAATAACAATCAACATACAGGTCGTAAATATCCCAAGATACATTTATACTTACAGGCATAGTGTAGTCTATATCCTTTACAGATATAAAATCATAAAAATCTTGCTCTAAGCTACTCATAATATACAGGTAAATTATTCTCATCTAAGTAGAAGTAGAAGTCTTTAAAAGGAACATTCCTACTTCTCTTGCATGAAGCCAATGTCCTGCCTACAGTGGCATCAAATTTAAGTTCTATCTGTATCTCTGCTTTCTTCTCTAGGAAACTCCCTAAATGACCTGTTGGCTTGTCAGAGTTAAAGTTAGAGTGTATAACCGTTGTTATATGGCAGTTATACTTAGTTGTCCAAGTCATCAACCTTTGAACTACCTCATTAGATTCTATTTGATTATTTGATTCAGCAACTAAGTCCGCTATACCATCAATAATTACTAAACCTATTTTTCTACCTTCTGAGTGATGATGTTCTAAGCAAGCATCTATAAAGTCTATCCTAGTTTTATAACCTATCTCTCTTAAAGCGTATGTATGGTAAAACTCAGATGTATCTAGTTTTGGATTCATCTTTCTCAGTCTATCCATAACTATCTTGCAATGATACTTTCCTTGCTCTGTATCAAAGTGAAATATATGCTCATTTTTTCTATGTGATTTTAGCTTACCAGAATATTCGCAATCATTTGAAGCAAATGAGGAAGCTAATAAACTAACAAAATATGTTTTATAAGACTTTGGTGGTGCTTGAATGAAAGAGAAATTACCATAAGTTAACATTGGTATATCGTACTTCTTTAAAGCGTTTCTTTTATTATTTACATAATAACCGCAACTTAGTGCGATAGGTGGCAAGGAGAAGTCGCTATTCAAATCAACAAAGCATTTATCCTTGAAGAACTCGAAAACCATTCTTTTTTCCTCCTCTATTGTTGAATCTGTTTCTGTCATTTTTGTGTATTTTTAGTGGTTAATTAATTCAAATAAAATTAACAGCTACGCTTTTACACATAGCTGTTAATAACACAAAAAACTAGAAATCAAACCCATCGTCCTCAACCACAGAAGACGCATCTACCTCAACATTATCTTCGCCACCTTCCTTAAACACCTTCCAAGCATTTAAAGATGTGTAATATTTACCATTGTACTCATTTGTACTTACATTAAATGAAACCTTAGCGTTATCACCTTCTTTTAAGTATTTCTCAAAGTTGGTAACCTTTTCTTCACCAAATAAAGTGAAACAATATAGATTATTGTATTCTTCTTTAGTTTTTAAGATGAAATCCATTTTCATCCAATCTTTACCACTTTTAGATACCCCAGATTGTTTCTCTAGGATTTTCTCGATTCTACCTGTTACTTCTAAACTCATAATTTACTTATTTATTGATTAATTTTTATTTTTCTGATTTATATGTGAATCTTAGATTCCCTTTAGCATCTTTTGCACCTAACTTGTGCAATTTACCGTCCTCAAACTCTAAGAGCCATTTCCACTTCTTTATATCTAAATCGTAGCTAGCTCTATACTTAGGTTTTTGTTTTCCTGTAGGAACTACTTCATCATCGTTTAGTTTTATTTGAATGATAGGATAATCATACAACTCCCTACCAATACCCCAATTAAAACCAGCTCTCTTAAAGCTATCAGAAGCTAAACCTTTTGCTTGCTCTGTATTACTTTCTGTCCCAGTATCTTCTTTGCTAATCCACTGATTCTTTTCATCATCCCAAATAGATATAATACAATTCTTGTTATCTCTTGTATGCTCTCTCTTCCAGTTTAATGGACCTACAACCTCATCTAATCTTTGCATATCTACCCTAGCATCTTTGTAAGCTAATATGGTTGCATACTTACCATTATTTATAGATTGTATTCTAAAATCTATATGTTCTAGGCTTAATGGCTTTTGTAATTCTTTAATCTTGTCTTTCATTTTACTTTATTTTTTATTATTATAACTTATTGATTTATAGTTTTTTGAACAATTTAGGTGTACATAATAGGAGTTAGGCACAATGCTACGCCCACGCTATCAATTTCTTTTTGTCTTTTCTGCCACTTAAATAATCAAACCATTTTTCAGCTTCTTGTTTATTAAAGAAGTGTCCATCATCAGAATAAGAAATTGACGGCTGAACCCAACCATACCATTTCTTTACTTCAATTCTATAAGATATACCTGTAAGTACACTATCTATTTGCCACATTCTCACTTTCGCACGTGTGCCTAACAATGTATAAAGTTCATTGCTTTTGCCTTTTTGGTTATTGTTTTCTGTACTCATAATTTCTGTATTTTAATTAAGTTAGTTGCTGTTTCAAGGTCTCAACGAAACCTTATACAAGTCCGTTATGCGCAATTAAAACAGATGATTTTCCACGCATTTATAAACAAAGTCTCTATCTTCATTTAGTTCATCTAATTGCTCATCTGTCATTGGCTTACCATTATAGTCGGCACTTGCTATAAATGCATCACAAAAATCAGGATAATCCTTTGTGTCTATGCCATCTACTTCAATGTTATCTATTAATTTATAATCCATAATTTTTAAAAGTATATACAAATACGTTAATAATTTCTGATAGTATATTTATAAAAATCACTCTCTAAATCATATTGATTCTGTTGCAAAGATGTAACATCACTATATAGTTCACTTAGTTTATCTTCATAGAAATTATACAATTCATTTAACTCATTATCTTTTAAGTAGTATGGTTCATCATTATCTCCTTCCCAAATCTTAACACTTAAAAAATCATTCTTAGCATTAAATTCTACTTCAAACATATAATCTCCTACTTCTATGTTTTTTGAAAAGCTGTCTTCGTAATAATCTAATTCAATAGCTTTTAATTCCTCTAAAATATTAATCATAATCTAAAATTTATAAGTTATGCCATCAATCTTAGGAACTATTAAAACATTCTTATTCTTTAATCTCTCCTCAAAATCAGCTTTAAAATCATCTAATTCTTCTGTAGTTAGTGGACATAAACTATCATCAACCTCTATTAAAAATAAATCTTTAATCATCTTACTTGTTTTTTAAAACCTCATCTCTAACTATTCTTCTGTAATCTTCTGGGCAGTCTTTATCTGTAACTTCTAAGATAAAAGTTTCTAATAATAAAACTCTTTTTTGTAAAGCCTCTAATTGCGCATTCTTAAAATCTACTAATTCATTCATATCCTTGCTCTTTTAGTTCTTGGTTAATTACTTTTGGTATATCAGATAATAAAGAATCTGATTCAATCTTCTTAGATGAGTTGTACACCTTAATAGCAGTATCATAATCAGATATGTTTATCGCTACCTTAAACGGTTTAAATTTCTTCATAATTGTATTATTTAATTACAAGGCTAAAGTAATACAATTATTTTAATATAAAAAAGTATTTGGTAATTTTAACATTTCTTTAACAAAATAAACTCCTCTTTTTTGAGATAGTTATCTGTATCAAAGTAAATGCTTTCATCGGAAACAGTTATTCTTTCTATACCATATTGTATTAACCCTTTAATAAACCTAAATCTCTTAGAGTTGTTAATACATCTAAACCTAACTGCCTTTCCTAATCTATGTGGGTGCTGTGCTGGTAGTCTTAAAGAATTTGCGTAAGCACTTGAAGTGTAACCTAACTCTATAAAGCCTTTAATTCTTTCTGTTCTGAATATTTCATCTAATATCTTAACTGGAGCTGATTCCATAAACATCTTTCCACTACCTAATTTATCTGGTGAATCAAACATACTCCATTTAAGAACAGATAAACCTTCGGTATCCATTTCTTCCGTATAAGTATCTGTATATTTTACATTATAATACTTAAATATGTCCTTACGTTTCTTATACCAACTCATTGCTTTTTCGAAATAAATTCTATCTCTCTATTAATATAGTCTAATGCTTTCTTTAAATCTTTTAACTCATCTTCTTTTTTACCTGCTCTAGCTATGTATTTTACAACATTACCTCTATTAAAATTAAGGTTATAATCCTTACAAAAGTCTATTACATCATATTTATTACCATTGTCATAATGCTTAGGTATTTCCATTTCATCCCTAAATTCTGGTCTTAACGAAAAGTATTCATCGAAAAAATCATCATTAATACAACCAACTAAATGATTATCCTTTGAATTATTTTCAAGCCAAAAACCATTCTTATCTCTATCTAACACCTTGTAGCACCTTCCTATGCTAAACTCAATACTTCCGTTATCATCCATAATAACATCTTTTTTGCAATAAACATATTTAATATCATCATTCATAACTGCTATTTTTTATTTTATAATCTAAATAATCCATATAAACTTTGTTGGATATTCTATACTTAACTCCATCATCATTAGAAATCATTATTCTTTGTATAGTACCAGCAGGTGTTACAGTTGTTTTATACAGGTTTACGTTGTAAGAACCATTACTAGGAGATGTCCATTTTTCTTGACCGTTTGAAACACCTAAGTGAATCTTGTGTCCATAATACTTTCTTAACCTGTAATATAGCGCTTCTGTAGATATAATATCACCAATATTGTAGTCAATCATTTTTTGCAAGTACTCTGCTTGCTCTTCCTTCGTTCCGTCCTCTATCATATCCCACATCTTAATTCCTTCGTGTTCTAACTTCTGAGGAACTCCATAATACTCACAACAAAACTTCATAGAATAACTAGGTAACCTAAACAATCTTTTGTTTTGCTTCATTATATCGAAAGACCTAACAAAAGTATTAACCTCTAAATCAAACTTAGATGCTCTTGCGTTTATCCATCTATTATCAAACCTATCATTGTTTTGTCCGATAACCATATCAGCTTTATTGTACTCTTTCAAGAATGTTTTTAACATACCTTCATCAGATTGGTTTTTATCCCAAGCCAAATAGCTAACATTATCTTCTCCTAACCACTTCCAAGAAATAGATATGATTTTAGGCTCTTTTTTCATTGCTCCAACAGGTACATACTGCTTACCTGTCCAGAACAATTTAAACTCTGCTCTTGAAGTTTCAATATCATAAACAAGTATCTTTCCAGAAACAGATGCTTTATCAACTTGATTACTAATAAGCATTCTTTTTGCCCACTCTCTAATTGTCCTTCTACTCACATTAAAATACTTAGATAATGTTTTTTGAGCTGATTTTCTGCTTTCGCTTTTGTTGTAGGTTTTTTTGATTAAGTCAAAATCATCCTGTTTCAAGTCTTTAAACCTCATTTTTATTATTATTTAGTTTATATTCGTTAATTGCTCTTAAAATACCTTCACAGGCTTCATAATTCTCAATCTCCTCAAAGAATGCCAATGATGCATTTATTTCAGATATACATATACCACAATTCAAATCATTCTTAGCACTTCTGTAGTAAGAATCCACAATACTTTTGTTAATCATATATATCAGTTCTTAATTTAAGTAATGAATAACACTCTTTAAACTTATTTTTAGCCTCTGTATCGTATTCTTTTAAGAAAACAATGTAAGTAGCCCTAAATAATCCAAAATGCGTTCTAATGCCTTTAAAAAGGTTTTTAGCGAACGCTTTGCCTTTACCTTTAATGTAGTTTATATTATCAGCAGAATCCCCAACAATCATTTGTGTGTAGAAGTTTTTTAATGCTTCTAACTCTTCTATCTTGTCTAATGTTCTTCTGGAGTAGTAAGTGTCAAAATACCAACAAGGTAATTGTTTATAGTCTTTATCATTTGCAGCTATAATAACACTGTCTTCTCCGTTTAAATCAACTTCTTTTTTCCATAGAGAAGCAACAACATCATCAGTTTCATACCCTTTTTTAGATACAGAATCATAAGATAACTTAACCTCTTTATGAACATCAGTAAGAAGTTCTGGTCTATTTTTTCTATTAGCCTTATAAGATTCATTTATAGAGGTCCTAAGCGAGTTATCTCCGCCAGAGCATACAACAACATCATCTGCATCGCAAAATTCACTTAAATCATCTATTACAGATTCTAGCTTGCTATTAAAATTACTTATAGCGTCTTCTAAACTTTCTGCGTTTATGCAAGAAGCGAATATAAGACTATCTGCATCTAAAAGAACTTTCATAACCTTTATTTTTGATTTTTTAATTCTATAGAACTAATTGTTAGCCATTCGCTAACTTGAAACTCAACAAAAGAATCATTAAAGAATTGTAGAGCAATCGTGTCGCCTTCTATTTCAAAACTATCTTCACTTCTGCCACATCTACTTTCAATATCTGTAATTGTATCACAATTTTTCTCAACTGTAAAAATAAGTATATCTCTATCATCTATTTCTGATATATCAGACAAACTAATGTAAGCGTTTTTAACTATACCACCAAAAATTTCATTAGCTTTTTTCGTTAATTTTTTGCTTTTATGATACATTATCTTAACTATTATAAATTTCTATGTACTTATTTAAGTTCTCTTGGTAGCTTTTTATACAAGAAGAGCAACTACTTGGCTTTATTTTTAGTGCAATATACAATTAATTTTCATAAATACTAAGATATTGTTTTAAATTATCTAAATATCCTTTAATACAAGGGTAACATTTGCTATTTTTTACCTTTGTTCTAAATATGTGATTGTATATTTTAACAATTCTTTCTCTTTCTTCAAACGTATATTTAGTTCTTCTTGAGCCTAAATAATCTTTTAGCCATTTATAATCTTCCTCATCAATACATCTAACCTTTCTTCTTCTCCATAAAGGAATTTTGTTAAATTTCTCCTTTCTTTCATCACACCCGCAATCATCAGTTATAGATTCTACAACTTTCTTAATTCCTGTAGCTTCTGTAATCTTCTCCACAACATCACCTAAACCAACAGTGTTTTCCTTATCTACATTTTCCTTTAGAGCTTTGTAATCATTAGAACTCTTCCACTCCTTATAATCTCTATACTCCTTGCTTCTTTTGTCTAGTTTTTCAAAATAACCTTTAGATTCTAAATCTTCGTAATACTTATCTTCTTTCATTTTTTATTGTATTTATCGTAAATTAATTTATAAACTTCATCTACTTGCTCGTAGATTTTTATTTTATCTTTTTGTGATTTCTGGTTAAACTCTTCTTTTCCAACCTTTATTAATTTTGTACCAAACTTTTCCTTACCCCATTTATCAGTAGTCTTTATTCCTTTATGAATCTCTATCCTAACAGTATTTTGATTATTTACCTTTGGTACAGGATAAACATACCAATCATTACTCCAACACCATCTTACATATTTGTTTATTAAATACATACTTAACTAACCTTATCAAAATCGCCATTAAAGTAATCCAAAACATCTTCACTTAATCTGTCTTTTAATTGTGATTTAAAGTTTTTAACAGAGTAGAATAAAGAACCAACACTAATGTTAACAGATTTACTAATCTCTCTAAAAGACCTGCTTTTAATAGGCTTTATTTCATTTCCATTTATAATAACACCAAAGTATATCTCAAATAGTTTTTTATCGTAAACAGTCCATGTAGAAACTAAATCTGTTATCTCTTTTATTAAAACTTCTTCTGCAATATCCTTGTCTTCATTGTAATAAGATTCATCCTTAGTGTCGTTATCAAAAAACTCAACCATCCTATTCCTAGAACTTTTTTTAAGATGATTAAAATACATATTTCTCAATGTTATATAAACAAAGTATTTATTTATCTCATCTCCATACATTATCCTTTCTGGATTTTGTATGTTATTATATAACTTCAAATACATATCTTGTACTATATCATTTGCTAATGATTCATCACAATCTAAGTTAATTAGCATTTTAATCCACAAGTTATGGTGTTTTGCGAGTTCTTCGAGCATACTATTTTGTATTTATAATATCTAAGTTAATTAACATCTGCATAATGTCGTAGAAGTCTTCTTTAGACATTACAACAACCTCACCTAATCTATTACGCTTGTGGAATATAACATTGTAGTTATTGTCTTTAGGCATACTGTCTAGTATCTTATGGTAAGTACCTAATCTCTCAACCGCTTTTGCTTGCACGTTAAATATACCTGTGTTAGTTAGGTCTACACCAGCATCGTCTAACATTTTAGATTCAAACCTAGAAGTTTTACAATCTTCAAAACCAAATTCCCTAAACTCTTTTGCTAGCTTCCTTTCGTAACTTGAACCTTTTGTTTTACTATTTATTGGCATATTGTATTTTTTTAATTTAATTAAACAACCACATTAAAACGTGGTTTAACAGTCGATAACAAGCATTAAAACGCTTTGTTATCTTGGTGTTAAGTGTAATTATCTCCAAAACTGCCACCGTTTTTTTTGTTTAACTTTGTGCTTTCTAAATAATTCTTTAACATCTTTTTCCTTAAATTCCATCCACCAAGTTCCATCTTCATCTGTATAACTTCTAATTGGGTTTATATAATCTTCCATAATTAACTACACCTAACAATATCTAAATTTAATAATATAATCTGATTATTTAACCATTCAGAAAATGTTTTTTTACTCTCACTAACTTTCAAATATTGTATGTATGATTTTCTACATTCAGAAAACCAAACCTTAGAATTAATACCTTTGTTTAATTCTACAGAATACAAGTTAATCTCTTGCAAGTCTTTTAAGTCAACCTCTTTAATCATAGTTTTTAATATTATTGTTTAATAACCTTGTATTTTGCTAATATAATAAATTAATTCAATATTAAAAAATATACTTATTAACATTAATTATAAAATTGTTGATAAGTTATGTTGCATCTTAATTTTTTTTTAACTAACTTTGAATTCTTTAATGATTGAAAATAAGTATTTTTTTCAAAATACATTTTCAGATTTGAAGGCTCTCAAAAGCCTTCAAATTAGTTAAAACAATAGAGGTTAAGTATGTTCTATTTTTTTTTGAGATGAATATTTTTTAAGTCTTTTAAGGTGTTTAATTTAGTTTAAAAGCTATTCCAAGATTTACAAATCTATTTTTATCAATAAAGTTAATCCCATAACCTATTTTATAAAGCATTTTATTTGTTTCAAGATATAGATTAACAGAAGCATCTAAAAATTCTTTGTTATACATTTTAGTTTCTCCTCCTAAAAATATATTATTTCTATAAATAGTATTTGTAATTGTTTTTGTGCTTTCTTTGTTAAAAGCACTTAGTTTTATATCTCTTTTATATATCGTATCAGCTAATATAGTTGATTCTAAGCGACCATTATCTAAAGTATCTATGTAAGTATATTTATTTACTTTTTTTTCCTTAAATAACACCTTAGTAACTGTATCGTTAACTTTAACAGTATCTTTTAACGTTATAAATACTTTCTCTATTTTATTGGGTTTAGTATTGTCTATTACTTTTGTAATGGTATCGTATTTTACTTCTGTTTTAGTAACCGTTTTAATATTTTTATCAGCATTAAAAACATAATAAGCTAATATCAAACAAATAATTAATAAAACTATGTTTACTTTACTTATTTTCATTTTACTATTAATTTAACTATTTTTCCGTTCATTGGTCTTAAAACTTCGTGGAATAAATCCATTGTTCTTTTACTGTTTGTAACATCGTATTCTTTATCAGAATCTAAAAATAGTGTTTGTGTACCTAAAGCAATACATCCATTTAATTCGTGCCAGTAATTAGCTGAATGGAATTTAGTTTCTGTTCTTCCTTCAACTCCGTATATTTCCCAAAGTTGTTTATTAAATTTAGGTGAGTGTTCTAAAACACAATCATATTTCCCTACTGGAATACAAGATATATTTGGCTCGTTATTGTGCCAACCACGTTCTAAAGACACACAAGTAAACAATGGTATATAACCCCACGGATCATTTACTTCTTTATAAATAGTACAATTACCTAGTGTGTAATTTACATCGTGATAAAGTCTTTCTATTTGTATAAAAATATTTTCCATATTTTTTATTATTAAGTTAATTTACAGCAATTTAACTATTATAAATTAAACCACAAAATATATATCATAAAAAAAGCCTTAAAGATGTTGCTTTAAGACTTTTAAAAAATGGTAACACTGTAAGAAGTGTAGGTTTTAAATCGCATTTCAAATATATGAATTAAATTGTTAATACAAAAATAAAATACATATTATTTATCAAAAAAACCTAAAATTTTTAATAATATTGAGCCAATAGTAGCAAATATAGCAATAGAAACCGCTATTTTTCCAGCAGTTACTTTGTTCTTTAACTCTAAACTATCCACTCTTGGTTTTAACTCTTCTAAATCTTCTATAATACCTTTACGTTTAGTTAATGGGTTTGTCTGTAATATATCGTCTATCTTTTGGTTAAACAAATCTTGCTTATTCATAAAATTAGATATATTAACAGATAGCTTTAATTGTTCTTGTGCCATTCTCTTTTGTTCCTCCCTTATCTCGTTTATTATTTCCTTTTGCGTCATTTCTTTAACGTAATTTTAGATATGATTCCTTTTACTATTTCTTTTAAAGTATTATTTTCAAACAGAAACAAAGAAGCACCAACGATAACATATATAACAATTCTGTATATTTCAGCTTTGTGTGTCATTTCATACACTGCAAATATCCAAAATACTAATCCTAATAAATTTGTTACTATGTTTTTAAAGTTCATCTTACAATAGTTCTTTTAATATCCACTTATATTTTATATTTTTCGTAGTCCAAACCTAAAAAAGAATGTACTCCATCTCCATTTACATCAACTGCATAAGACTTCCAACCATAAGGATGGTCATCTAAATCATTCCATAAAACATCAACGTGCCATTTGTCAGACAATACAGGTGCAACCAATTCGCTACCCTCTTCATCGTATTGACCTTGCTCTAGAACAATGTTACCTAAATGTACAATAGTATGTTTATGTGTTTGGTATTCGTTACCATTTTCATCTTGTGCAGTACCTAAAGATTTGATTTTAGATTCTGCTTGTTCTTGGTCAAGAAATTCGTATTTGGCTATTCTTATCATAATTTTATTATTTTAATCACTTTTGGTTATAACTATTGGTTATTATATTATTTATATTTTTACTCTTGTTCGTTTAATGAGTGTAATTGTTACTCTTATATTTTTGTTAATTTACTAATGCTTCACATTCTGCATCACTTAAAGCAGTATTGTCTATTGTAAAATTTTTTATTTTTAATTCAGTATTATCCCCATAAAAATTAATATAACCCAAATCTCTTTGTGTTGTTAATGTTCCACTTAAACTTGAACCTTTACCAAATATTTTATACGAATTACCATCTACTCTAATTACAAATTTATTGTTACTACTTACAATAGTAGTGTTAATTGGGTAACTTGCATCTAAATTATTAAATACCCTTATACCTCCTGAAAAGTTTCTTAAAGTAAAAGACAAACTATTGCTACTATTATTAATAGAACTAAATATTTTGTTACTATCAATATTGGTTAAATCAACATCTAAAAATAAAGTATAAGAATTACCTATATTTAAAGGAGTTAAATCTAATTGATTTGGTGCTGCATCAGCCACTCTTGTCCCAATACTCCCTTGCGTTGGTATGTACGAAGTAGGATATCCGACCTCTAATTGAGCTCCATAAGTATATATAAATCCTAAACTATTATCATTAGTTCCATCAGTTCCTTGAAATCTAATTGATGAACCACCACTATAACTACTCGTTATTGAACACCTATACCAATCATCATTAAAACTTTCTATTTTTGAACTTTCTAAAGTTGAACCTGTTTCTGATAAAATAGTTCCATTTTCTAAATCAAAATAAGCATAATCTCCACCTAAAAATAATTTTAAATCTGTTAAATCTCCTTTTTTAGCAAACAAAGAAAAAGTTTCATTTCCTGTTAAAGTGGTATTTATTCTTGCGTAACCACCACTAA